TGCATCACTGTCAAGGGTAGTTAAGTTATACGATTCTGCCGCATTGTCGTTTCCGTCGCCGTCAATAACCACATCAATTATCTCTGATACATGGTCTTTTGCCGCTTGCATACCGAACCTTCTTATATGAAGTGCGAGCATATCAATAGTCATACGCCTTATCACCTCATACGAAGCTTCGATCATGCGACCATACTTGTAAATCTTAACTTCCTGGTCTCTGATTCTCAGCCTTGCTTTAGGCAAGCGTGCTGCCTCCGTTACTCTTTTGAGGCTCTGGTTGTCAGGGTCATCATCGGCATATACGGTTTTGTATGAAGCTCCATTAATGGTAGTGTATATACCTATAAGCGAAGACAACATTACATCCTCTACGAGGACTTCTCTTACAGTCCTGTTCACAAATTCCGGGAACAGTATGTCGTTGTCCTCAGTACGATAAAATGCTTCGCCAACTATGCTCGCATTTATGCCTTTGCCATAGTCGGTTTTTGTTATAATACCACGTTCTTTAAGCTGCCTTTCAAATGCGTCAAGAGGAGAATCTTCAGGTGTTGGGTCAAGCGTCTCAAGGTATTGCGAAAAACTCATTCTCTTTAAAGCAGCCTCTTTATACATCTTTCTATCAAGTGTTATTTTTGGCATTTTACTTTCTCTCCTTTCGTGTAAATTTTAATTAATTAGGTAAGCAAAACAACTACTTCAAGTTCCGACTCGTCAACAGACCAAGCCCTTGGCCCAGACGTGCCGTTATCGTCAGCAATTACTTTACCCGCACTGTTACAAACGACAAAGTCGCCTGCAGTTGGCAATGAACCGGAAACACCCTGACAAATAGCAAAGCCACCTCTTTGCACAGTCATGTAGTCATCGTCCTCGTATTTGTTGATTACGCCATCTATGCGGTCACCACTATCTCCGAGTCCCATCTTCCCATCATCCGTCAGCGTTACGGCTAATTCTAAAACATCGTCTTCGTCGCTGTCCGCATCATAAAGATCTTTTACATCAGTGTCGGCCTGCACCGTAACAAGGTCTGAAGGTTCATATATTCCTTTGTAAGACAGTCCACCTCTTGGCATATCTTTCCTCTCCTTTCGTTCTGTTTTTTTACATAAAAAAACCGCAAATGCGGTTAATTACTGCCAGTTATTAGTTTGTTAAGCTTTAAAGTATTCATCTGGTACTGGTACTGGAGTGTTTTGCGTGTTGTTTCCTCCAGCTCCAAAAGATGTCTTTTTGCCATCCGGAATATCTCCCTCGGCTTGTGCTTTGAAGTCGTCACGGAAGTCTTTTATAGCCTGCAGTGTTCTTGAAGATTCACTTAAAAGTGCTTCCCATGTTTCCTTTTTAAATGAATTCCCCTGTGCTCTTACGCCCCATTCGAGGGTATCGTTTATAAGCTCGTTCCTGTAGTCCGTTCCCTCTTTTGCAAGCTTTAAGATTTCGTCAGCCGAACATTCCTTACCAAGTGCCTCTTTTGCTTTGTCTGAAGAAATAAACTCTTCAACCTCGCCAACCTGAACCTGTAGCTCTTGCGCTGCTTCTTCGGCTGCCCGTACCTCTTTGTCCCATTTCTCTGCAAGCTGGTTAAAGACATCTTCAGCTTTAGTCTCGCCTTCCTTGAAGGCTATCCCAAGCGAATCCAACATCTTAAGGGTCTTTTCGTCTAGCTTCATCGTGCTTTCATCTCCTTTCAAAACAAGATTTGCTATGTTGTGTACTTTCTCCCTCGAAACACCTATACGCTCACCTATAGCAAATATACTGTCGCGGTCTATGGAAGAGGCCGTAGCATTACCAGCTAGTCCTTTAACAGCAAATAACTTCTTATGGTTTGCTTTTTTGACCATGGTCAGCAATCCCACGCGAGGGCTATATGTGGCTATAATAGGTTTTGAAGGGTCTATATCTTTCAGGTCATTAACAACCTGATAAATACCATGTTCGTTTTCAAGAATATCACCAGCAGTAGACATTATGCCAGCTCCTGGATATGCTCCGTCAAATACGCCCGAGTTTTCCCATAAACTTCCGGGTGGACGTGCTTTAACCCAACACAGTTTTTCCTCTTTGTTCCCATCGTCGTCCTCAACTTCATATGTTTTCCCAGCATCATGTGAACAATCATCGCTGTTATAATAGTCCATACCACATACCGAACAAACACCTTTACTGAAATTGAACCCTATTGAAGTATCAAAGAGCGTTCCAGACTCGATGCTTTCAATAAGGTCATCTGTCTTAATTCCATCAATTTCTATACCGCGCTTCATGTACGAGTCAGCATTTAGTGATACCGTTTCGCCTTCTTCGGTGGCGGGGCCATAGCTAGAATCAAATGTCCTGCCATAAGGTATAGCGGCCTTTGGTCTTCCACCTAATCCCCATAAACCATCTGCATGCCATGAATGGTCTAAAAGGAAAGATACTCCTTTTTGGGCATTTGTGGCGAATACATCGAGTAATTCTTTTGTAAGTTGAACATACCGGTCTGGAATTATCATGTCTCCAGCAAGTTTCCCCGGCCAAACAAAAACTTCCTCAGCTGTAAGTTTTCGCTTTGCAAGCTTGTTTATTTTTTTTAACTGTTCATCGGTTGGCACCCCAAACTTTTCAGACATTATTTATCACTTCCTTTCTGTTATATATTTGCCACAGCATTTAGGTATACTTGCTCCTGCGGCAACTAAATATGGTTTGCCGCAAGTCCTGCAATATACCTTAATAGCTGTGTTATTACTGTTTATCGTTTCAATTTTTTCCGTGGTTATTTTTAAATTTAAGGACATTTTTGAGTAGTCCTGTCCTTTTATGTTTATCATTTCCACCATTAACACCTCCCGAGCTAAAACTCGCCCTTATTGACTCAGATGGTTCTCCGACAGCCTTATCTGTGCCAATAACCTCAGATGCCGCTTTTGAGCCGTCTATCCAACCCATAAGCTGAGCAACAGCATAATATTCTTCTTCCATTAACTTAACCGTCATTCGTTGCTCCTCTGAGTTCCAGTCAAGCTTGTTGTGTTCAAACTTCGGTATTGCCTGAACACCATTAACCCTAAGCCACAATTGAGCTATATTCTCAACAAGACGCTTACTCCCGCGCTGACATGATGCAATACCAGAACAGAATATTTTGAACTGTACAGACCCCCACGTCTCTGTCTCGCCTTCATTACGGTTCATAAAAATGGCAAGTTGTTTCACGCCAGATAAGGTCTGAACATCAACAAGCTGGCTAATAGCTCTTACATCAAGACTTCTTTGTGCGTTTGCCCCTTGATTCGTGTTTACGGTAATATCGTCAAAGTGCAAATAATCATCATCAGGCAATATTTTTTCAAACATATTCTGTATATTTGCCCACTGGTCATCAAGCCACTCTGCAAGCTTTTTAGAGTTGTTTCTCACTTCCCCCGGAGCCATAGTCAACATTCTTTCGAGGTCTATGGAAATGTCGTTTTTAGGATACCCTTGATGATGAAGTACCGCCTGTAAGTCCTCCATTATTTCCATCTGGAAGTCTACTGCCTGAAGCACAGGGGACAATACAAGAGTTCCTCTTGGGTCATTTATATCAGGGTCTGTCGGAACCCATATAAAATTTGCCTTCCCTTTTTCAAGAGACACTTTATTGTGCCAGCCCAGGTTTTGATAAGGAATCCAGACCTCTCTGTCATTGCGCTTTTCAAGTTCCCATGTTATTGTTTTAGGCTCCACAGGATAAACGTCCACAATGTCCGTCCTGCTTGAATTCACCTCAATTTCAATACCCATTGCGCCTTGCATGAATGCGCTTAAATGTATCTGGTCAACAAGTCCGTCAAGCCCGGCGTTTGATATTTCATTTATCCTTGCTGCAAATTCCCGCCATTTTGCTTTAAGCTCTGGAATCTTTTTTTCACGGTTATTGATGTCGTAAAACTCCATGTCGTTACCTTGGTTTGAAAGCTTTATAAAATTCCATACCGCCATAGACACATCAGGTGTTACTCTTTTAAGAAACTCTATTGCCGTTATTTCATCCTGTATAAGTCTTAGTTTCTCAAGCACGTCTGTAGTTCTTGTGCGTCTTGGTGATAAGTTTTTTCTGACGCCGCCAGCAGAAGTAGACCGTCCTGTGGGTATGCTAGTTTTAGGAGCATCTCTTTTTTTTGCAAGAAGCTTGTTTTTTAGTGCCATGTGCGCCACCTCATTCCATTTCCATAACCTTTTCAACTTCTTGAATTAACTGCGCCTTTGCAAGGTTCACAATGCGGCCACTGCTTTCGATAACGCCAATTAAAAATTTCATATCGGACTTATCAACCTCAATTTCACCGTCATTTACAAGGCTTACAGCCCACGCCATCATTTTAGCTGGCTTGCCTGACGTTGACATTGCAAGAAGATCTGCTAACACATCATTAAGCCTTTCTTCTATCGGTTCGCCTTTCAAGCTTAAAAGATTTTTGTCAAGATTTAATTTCATAAAACCGCCTCCAGTTAAAAAATTATTCTCTTAGCTTTGTTGCCAAGCAATACACGAGATATGGTTCTGATGGCTCCGGCCCAAATCTTTTAGCCCATTCTGCGCCAGCGGTTCCTTTGTCAAGAACTCTTAGTCCGGTTTCTTCATGTAACAAAGCCAGTTCAACAACATCGTAATCAAGCTCGTTTTTCCATGCCGCCTTTGCCCTTTTTTTTCTATTCATGTACGCCACACAATTTGAGTTAGGAACATAGGTAAGAACGTACTGTCTTGATACTCTTGCCTTTGACTTCAATATATCAATAGCGTCTTCGTGGGAATAATGTTCAATAAGTCCGGAA